TATTATTGTAAGATCTGTTCAAGTTATTGATAGTAGTGGTAACAGAACTTTTTTAGAAAAAAGAGACACAAGTTTTATTTCAGAGTTTTCACCTAATGATTCAACAACTGGGACTCCAAAATATTGGGCTAATTGGGAAGATAATGTTCAACAAGGACCAGTTATCTTGGTTGCTCCTACACCAGCAACTGCTGATACTGTTCAATTAAATTATATAAAATCTCCTCCAGAATTTACTAGTACAACAAATACTTTTCTATCTACAAACCAAGAATCAATGTTATTACATGGAGTATTAGCAGAAGCTTTTAGATTTCTTAAAGGACCCGACAATCTATACAACCTCTATAATTCAAAGTATAATGAAGAAACACAAAATTTTGCCCTACAACAAATGGGTAGAAGAAGACGAGGAGAATATCAAGACGGAGTACCAAGAGTCAAAGTCGATTCTCCTAGTCCATAAATTTAAAGGAGAAAAATTATGGCAATAACAACTAATGCAATCTGTGATTCTTTTAAAAAAGAATTACTACAAGGAAGTCACGATTTTGATGCATCAACAGATACATACAAATTAGCGATGTACACAAACGCAGCGACTTTAGGAAAATCAACAGAAAACTACTCTACTAACCCAGGTGGTGGATCAAATACTGAAGTAACTTCAAGTGGATACACAGCGGGTGGTAAAGCACTTGTTAACCAAGGTGTTAAAGTTTCATCATCAGTAGCTATTACTGATTTTGCTGATCTATCATTCGTAGGTGTAACTCTTACTGCAAGAGGTGCATTAATTTATAACACACAAACAAATGGTGGTTCAAATACTACTGACGCTGTAGCTGTGTTAGATTTTGGAAGTGATAAAACTGCAACGTCTGGAACTTTTACAATTCAGTTTCCTGCATTTACAACTTCCGCTGCTATCTTAAGATTAGCATAAGGATAATAATGAATGTCAAATACATGGGGTGCACTTAGTTGGGGACAAGGTAGTTGGGCAGCACAGGGTGATGTCGGATTAACTGCTTCTGGTATAAGTGCATCCTTTAGTATTGGCAATATTGTTGCTGACGCAGAACTTCAAGTAGGTTGGGGTGGCGACACTTGGGGTGAAAATGAATGGGGTGACCTTTCTGGTTCACAACCAGTCGCTGTTGGATCACAATTAACTTCATCTATAGGAACAGTTCAAGAAAATATAATTGTAGATGTTTCTGTATCTGTAACTAATGTAGGGCAGATGGCATTTGGAGAACCAAGTGCTTTAGGCGGAACATCAATAGTTCAATCAGTCACTGGACAACAAATAGCAATTACTGGCGGAGAAGAAGTAGTTGGTATTGGAGTAGAACTTACTTCTACAAATCTACAAGCAACTACATCTATAGGATCTGCTACAGTCGATGATTCTACGTTAACTGGTATTGGTTGGGGTAGAAGAACATGGGGTAACTTAGCTTGGGGTGGAGCTTATTCAGCTATTGCTGTAGGACAAGAATTAACTTCTACAATAAATTTTCCAGCAACAGGAGCATTTACTGATGTAAGTATTTCAGTTTCTGGTTTACAATTAAATGCAACCTATGCAAACCCATCCTTCTCAATTCAAATTGACCAAGATATATTTGTATTAGCTTCAGAGGATCAATTAGATATTAATACCGCAACTCCTACTGTAGAAGGACTAGCAACGGTTGATGTAAGTGGTTCTCAATTAACTGGATCAATCGGAAATACGATAGCTGGATTAAAAACACCAGTAGACGTTACTGGTATTCAAGCGACTATGTCTTTGGGTACTTTTACATTAGTTCAATCTACTAATGAACCAGCAACGGGCCAACAAATGGCAGCATCTTTAGGTACTCCTTCAGAAATACCAGGACAGATAATTGGTGTTTCAGGTTTACAAATGGCTTCTTCTATAGGATCAGTAACTGTTACTGGTGTAGCAAATATAGATGTAACTGGTATACAATTGACGGCATCGATTGGTAATGTTAATATTACTTCGTGGCAAGAGATTAATCCCGGTGTAACTAATACATGGTCAGAGGTTGATTTGGCAGCTTGATTAAGGTAAAATTATAATATTTAGGAGATAAAAATTTATGGCATCTAGTTACTCAACAGATTTAAAACTTGAACTTATGGTCACTGGCGAAAACGCTGGTACATGGGGTGATAATACAAATAATAACTTAAACTTAATTCAACAAGCAGTAGCTGGTTTTGAATCTATTGCTTTGAACAATGGTGGTAATGTTGCTCTTGCAATGACTGATAAAACTATTTCAACTGCAAGAAACATGGTCATTAAATTTACTGGTACGCTTACAGGAGCATCAACTGTTACTGTTCCAGATTCAATAGAAAAATTTTATATATTCGATTGTTCTGCCGTTGGTGGACCAACTAATTTAACAATTAAAACAGCTTCAGGAACAGGATTTACTTTAGACCAAGCTGCTATGTATTCTGCTTATGCAGATGGTACAAATTTAAAAGAAATATCTTTAGATACTTTAGGAGGCACTATAGGTACAGCAGGCATTGCTGCTTCGGCTGTAACCACTGCTAAGATTGCAGACGATGCTGTGACTTCAGCTAAAATCGCAGACGATGCGGTTGTAACAGCGGCTATAGCAGACGATGCGGTTGTTGCTGCTGCTCTTGCCGATAACGCAGTTGTAACAGCGGCTATAAATAATGATGCTGTAACTGCAGACAAATTAGCAGATACTTCAGTAACTGCGGGTTCTTACACCACAGCCAATATTACAGTTGATGCCCAAGGAAGATTAACGGCTGCTGCATCAGGTGCAGCTGGAGCTCCTTCTATGGTCTTAACAAAATCAAGTCTAGCTCATCCTTCTTCAGGCGCAGGTTTATCAAACAATGTACAATTTACTGCTAATCCAGCTACTACAAAAATTAATGTTGTATTAATTGGAGGAGGAGGTGGAACAGGTAACACAAAAACTTCAAACTATCATGGAGGATTTGGTGGTGCAGGATTATTTAGCACTACAATTTCACAACCTTTTTCAGTTCCAGTTACAATTGGTAATGCAGGTACACAAGGTACCCCACACAATAGTGCACCTCACCAAGGACAAGCAGGTGGAGCTTCATCTTTTGGTAATTTTACTGCCAATGCTGGAAATGGTTTAAGTGGTAATACTCCTGGTAATCCAGGAAATGCACCAGGAGCTACAGTTGTTTATTCAGATAGTAATGCAACTTATAGTGATAACCTTTACACCCATACTTGGCTAACTGGTCAGGGTAACGCACAAAATAGAAGTAATAACATAGGTATTCAATCCCCAGGAAGTGGAAGAGCTGCTAGTGGTAATGGAAGCAATAACACTCAAAACGCAAACGCAGGTGGTGGATGTATTTTAATTTATGAAAATATAGGAGACTAGTATGGCAAAATTATTATTCACTGCAGGCAACAATAAAGAGATGGGATCTTTTTATGGTGTATTAGCGGATGGAAGATCACTTGGAAATGAAAATATTTACGAAAGTGTAACAATTACTGAACAAGAATATACAGATTTAATTACTGGAGTAAAAGGATTTACAACTGATAGTGGTAATGTTGTCTGGTCTGATGAACCAGTATGCCCAAGTAAAGAAGAGTACGATGAAGATTTACAAAACTTATTGAGAGATATTAAAGAATTACCTACACAACAACCAGGTAACGAAGTATTTGGATCTAAATCATTTTCAGATTACATACAACAAGTTGAAGACATAGATTCTTCTGCAATAACTTTTCCTTTAACGACATCTTTTAGAAAAGATATTGCTACAAGATGTGCAGATTACACAAGTTTAATTGATCTAAAATAGGTTTACAAAAATTTTATAGAATGTATATATGTTTATATGTTTTCAAAAGATAATGTAATTGAGTTTAAAGCAGATAAATTTTTCATAGAAAACAATAAAGACATTTACCCTGTACCTTCTCTTTTAAATATTCCAGAGTGGTTTAAAAAACTAAAGCATTCCAAAGAAAATTCTACAGTTAAAGGTTGTATGCCTTTTTTAGATGCAATTACAGCAGGTTACATAATTAAAAATTCATCCGATTTCATTTTACATAAAGAGGGTAAAAAAACTTATATAGAATATGCATTAAAAGAAAATAATACCTTTTATAATATCAATGCTGCTAATAATCACTCAGAACACAACAACTCTCAACTTGAAGGTTCTCCATTAATAAAAAAAAATAAAATGGATTCTTTTTTAAAAATATACAATCCTTGGGTAATAAAAACGCCTCCAGGATATTCATCTTTATTCGTAAATCCCTTAAACAACTCTGACGATAGATTTGAAGCCATTGCTGGTATTGTTGATACTGATGTTTTTCCAGCTCAAGTTAATTTTCCAATTGTTTTAAATTCGGATAAGTACCCAAATGATTTTAAACATTTTGTAAAAAGAGGAACTCCTATAGTACAAGTAATACCTTTTAAAAGAGAAAATTGGAAAATGAAAATTGTTGAAGATAAAATATTCAATCTTATAAAATTTATGACTGTGTGGCATCAAAGCTTTATGGCACGATACAAAGACAGAATTTGGAAAAGAAAAAAATGGAGGTAAAAGATTTAATTGATATTCAGGATGATGCTTGTGATGTTCAAATGGTTGGAAGAATAGTAGAGATATATTCTAAAAAAAAATCTTTTTTTGAGGAAGGACAGGTTGCTCCTAACAAAGAAGGTAATGCTTCTCTTATAAAAAAAATAAGAAGTGCAAAAATTATAAATTTAAATAATTCTGCAAAAAGTTTAACAGATGTTCGTTGGGGAAATAATCTAATTAATGTATTTGTAAATGGACTAAATAAATATGTTGAAAATAAAAAATTAAAATATTTAGACAGTGTAAGAATAAGAGATATTCAATTATTAAAATATGAAGAAGGTGATCATTATATGTACCACACAGACAACGGAAGTTTTTCACCTAGAACTATCAGCTGTATATTACTGTTGAATAATGATTATGAAGGTGGTGAGATTTCATTTACAGATCCTCAAGGAAACAACGAATTTAAGGTTGAAACAAGACCAGGTAGATTAATTGTTTGGCCTAGTAATTTTATGTATCCACATAAAGTAAATAAAGTAACGAAAGGAACAAGGTATTCAATTGTAGCATGGGCACTATAAGAGATTTTAAATATAAAAAAATAGAAAATTTTTTAGATCCTGATGTAGTAAGGTTAGCTTGTAGTTATTGTGAAATAAGACATAGACATGACTATAAAATTGTTTCTTCACAAGGACCAACCAAAGGCAACTATGATACTGAATATTATGCAGATCCTTTTGGTGAGTCTTTAATGATTTCTTCTATAGAAAAAATGAATAATTTAACAGGACTACAATTGTTACCAACTTATAGTTTTTTAAGAGTTTATACTTTTGATTCTCAACTTAAGGAACATACGGATAGACCTTCTTGTGAAATTAGTGTTACTGTTAATCTTGGAAACAGTGGAGAAGATTGGCCCATTTACATGGAAGATAAACCAGTAATATTAAAACCTGGAGACGCATTAATTTATTTAGGTTGTGAATTAAAACATAAAAGAGAAAAGTTTACTGGTGACTTTAATGCACAAATTTTTATGCATTATGTTGATAAATTTGGTCCTAATGCTAATTTTGTTTTAGATAAAAGAACCCTACCTGGGGAACAACTATAAGAAGACATATAGGTTTATAAAACAATCTTTATAAGGTATAATACCCATATGCCATTAACAAACGTACAAATAAGACCTGGATTTAATAAACAAGTAACCCCTACTGGAGCTGAAGGACAATGGACTGATGGGGATTTTGTTAGATTTAGATATGGACTTCCTGAAAAAATAGGTGGTTGGGAACAAATAACATCCAGTACACTTGTAGGAGCTGCAAGAGATCAACTCGTTTGGGCTGACTTAGATGGTAGAAAATACTCAGCTATAGGTACTAATAAGACTTTAATAATTTATTTTGAAGGTGCATTTTACGACATTACACCATTAGATGCTGCAATTGCTGGAGCAACCTTTACAACAGTAAATACTAGCCCAACTGTAACAGTAAATAAAATCGCTCATAGCTTATCTGCTGGAGATCTAATTACATTTACCTCTGTTACACCACCAGTAGGAGCAGGTTATCTAGCAGCAGATTTTACTACAAATACTTTTGAAGTCGTAACAGTTCCAAGCCAAGATACATTTACAATTACAATGGCAGCTAATGCTGGTACAACAGTTGCAGCAAGTGGGGCAGCTACAATAAATCCTTATGTTAAAGTAGGACCATTGAATCAAACTTCTGGTTTTGGTTATGGTACTTCTGGATGGGGTGGATCATCTGGAGTAATATCAACACTTAATGGTTTACTACAAGATGATACTGCTGGGACTGGAGGGTCTGGTACTTCAATTACTTTATCTTCTGTTACTGGCTTTCCTACTTCTGGAACTATAAAAGTAGGGACTGAATTTATTTCTTATACTGGTATTTCTACAAATGATTTAACTGGTATTACCAGAGGAGTTGCAGGAACAAGAACTGCTCATTCGAGTGGAGCTTCAGTTGAAGTTTATCTTGGATGGGGAACGGCATCATTAACTGGTGGAGTGACTTTAGAGTCTGCTTCATGGTCATTGGATCACTTTGGTTCAAAATTAATTGCAACAATAAAAGATGGACAAACTTTTGAATGGGATACTATAAGCACTCTTGCTGCAGCTTTAAGCACTAGAGCAACAGTTGTAAGTGGAGCCCCAACAAAATCTGTTATGTCTATTGTTTCTGAAAGAGATAGACATTTAGTAATTCTTGGAACAGAAACTACAATTGGCACATCATCTACACAAGATAAAATGTTTATAAGATTTTCAGATCAAGAAAATATTTCTGATTATGCTCCGACTTCAGTTAATACCGCGGGTACATTTAGAATAGATTCAGGAACAAAAATTATGGGAGCTGTAAGAGGTAAAGATTATATATTAATTCTTACTGATACATCTGCATATGTTATGCAGTTTGTTGGACCTCCATTTACATTTTCAATTAGACAAGTTGGTTCAAACTGTGGGGCTATAGGACAACACTCTATCAAATATGCTAATGGAGCTGTTTGGTGGATGGGTCAAGCTGGAGGATTTTTCGTTTATGATGGTACTGTAAAATCTGTGCCATGTTTAGTTGAAGACTTTGTATTTACAAATAAAGGAGACAACCTTGGCTTAAGTTATGGTAATGGTGAACAAGTATATGCGGGACTTAATCATCTTTATGAAGAAATAAGTTGGTTCTATCCTAAGGATGGTTCTTCATTAATTGATAGAGTAGTTACATATAATTATACTGAACAAACTTGGACAACTGGTTCATTATCTAGAACTACTTGGTTTGATGCCACACTATATGATAATCCTTACGCAACAGAATTTTCATCAACGGGCACTCCCTCTTTTCCAACAATACAAGGAGTAACAAATCAAAATGGTGCTTCAACTTATTATGCTCATGAAGTGGGCAACAATGAAGTAGATTCTACTGGAGCAAAAACAGCTATTCCAGCTTTTATTCAATCTGGAGATTTTGATTTATCATCAGGAGGAGAAGGTCAATTTTTTATGAGTCTTAGAAGATTTATTCCTGATTTTAAATTAATTACTGGTGACGCACAAATAACTATTAATCTTAGAAAGTTTCCTTCTGATACTTCAACATCCTCGCCTCTCGGACCTTTTACAGTTAATAGCACAACTGAAAAAGTAGACACTAGAGCAAGATCTAGATTTGCAAGTATCAAAGTCGCAAACACTTCAACAGATCAAAACTGGAGATACGGCACTTTTAGGGCAGATGTACAACCTGATGGAATGAGATAATGGCAAGAGTAGATATTGTTATTCCTGAACCTACACCTATTTATACTGAAGACAATCAAAGACAAGTAGCTCAATCTTTACAAACACTTAAAGATAAGTTAAATACTTCTTATCAACAAGAAATAAAAAATGAACAGGATGCTTTTAATTACTTTCTATCATGACAATTAGATATAAAAATCAAGGCTACAAACAAGCTAGTACAGGCAAAACTACAGTGTTTACATGCCCTAGTGATGCAACAGTTATAGTTAAAAGTATTTATTGTGCAAACAATGATGCATCATCAGCTATTTTAGTAAACATGAATCTTGTTGATTCATCCGATTCAAGCACAGAGTATGAATTTTTTAGAGATGATGTAGCTGCAAAATCACAAGTTAATGCTACACCACAAGGCTTAAATTTAGAAGCAGGTGATGCAATAACAGTAACAGCAGCCACAGGAAGCAATGCAATCCAAGGTGCAATAAGTTACGCACTGATAGATAGATCTCAGGAAAACGGATAATAATTTTTAACATTTAATTAATGAGAAAAATTATTTTTACTGACTCTATACTTATAGATTATTTTAATGATGATGATTTCAATAATTTTAAAAAACAAATTTTTACAATATTAGAAGAAAAAAAACAAAATAACTTTACTGTACAAAAAAGTAACTTGGGTGGTTTTCAAACAGAAAGCATTAGCTCAGATATTAGCAAATACAATTTAGGTATAGAAAAAATATTAATGAATAAAATCATTAATATGTTAAAAAATAGTTATACTTTTAATGAAATAGAATTAAGCTTACATGAAATGTGGATTAATGAAAATAATAAAGGTGATTTTAATTCTCCACATATACATCCCGGTAGCGATTTTAGTGGTGTTTTATATATTAAAACATCCGAAAAAGCTGGTGATGTAGCTTTTATTAGAAACGATAAATGTCCAAGTATGGGTAATCACGAGCAAATTTTTAACGATACAGATTTTATTACTGAATCTAAGATAACACCAGAAAATAAAATGATCATAATATTTCCTTCATACATGCAACATATAGTTTATCCCAATCTAGAAAAGGATAGTAGAATTTCTATTTCATTTAATATAAGGTTACAGAATGGCTAGAAAATTTAAAGATCATGTTGTAAGAGATAAACCTAGAAAAAGAGGTAGTCGAAGACACAAAAAATCATTAAACAAAAACGAAAAAAGACAAAAGCGAACTCGAAGGTACAAGGGTCAAGGAAAAGGCTAAACAAAATTTTAAATGAAAATAATAAATAACTACTTAGAAGTAGGTAAGCTTTTGGAATTACAAAAATTTATTTTTTCAAGTGAGTTTCCTTTATTTTATAATAACAAAGTTGATAGAAATGATAAAGACTTAAATGATTTTATGTTTGGCCATGCCTTTTATGATGATAACAAACAACAGAGTCCCTGGTTTAATTTTATTGTTATGCCTTTGTTAGGTAAATTAAATTTAAATTATTTAATAAGAGCAAAATTAAATTGTTACACTAAAAAAAACAATTTTATACACACTCGTTTACACACTGATTTAGACAAAAAACATAAAGTTGCTTTATTTTCGTTAAACACATGTGATGGATACACTTATTTTGACGATACAAAAGAAAAAGTAAAATCAATAGAAAATCGAATGATTATATTTGATGGTGATAGAAAACATTGTAGTGTAGCACAAACAAACACAAATTTAAGAATTAACATAAATATTAATTTTGTTTAAGTAGTAGACAAATTTAATTTAAAGTATTATAAAAGATACCGTAAACGAGGAGATTATTATGAATGATTTACCAAAAATACCAGCTGAGGCAAAAGAAATAATTAGACACAAAAAAACAGGAAAAGTATATGCTAATAAAGCTGAGTTTGATTCTGATGTTGCTGACCCCAATACTGACACTACTGTGGATGACTTTAGACAAGACCTTGAAATTAAAGTTACTAAAATTCCAATGGGTATTCAAACAAAAAAATAAATGAAACCTAGAGGTGCAACTGAACTTCAAATGGAAATGCTTAATAAGCATGTTTCAAAAGAGCTTTTAGATAAAGTACAGATTTGTACATCAATACCAGGAAAAGTTCCTATTGATCCTAATAAGTTAAATATTTTATGGCAAAAAAATTCTTATGATCAACCAAACCTTCAAGAATTTTTTACAAATAGAGAAAGACATAAAGAATATGATTGGTATGTTTTTAACAGCCATTGGAATTATGAAAAGTTTAGATATTTTTTTGGAATACCGACTGAAAGATGTATAGTTATAAAAAATGGTATTGATGATTTTCCAATAAGAAAAATTTATAAAAAAGGTAGCCCAATAAAATTAATACACCATTGCACACCTTGGAGAGGTGTAAATGTATTATTGTTAGCTATGCAACAAATAACAAATCCTAATATAACTTTAGATGTTTATTCGTCTACTCAAGTATATGGTTCTGATTTTAGTAAAGTGCATGATGATGAATTTAAACCATATACGATCAAGCTAAAGAATTACCAAATGTAAATTATATTGGATATAAACCTCATGAGCACATAAAAGAAATGATGCCTAATTATGATATGTTTGTTTATCCTTCTATATTTGAAGAAACATCATGTGTGTCAGCTTTAGAAGCTTTAGCGTCTGGGGTTCATGTAATTACAAATAATTATGGAGCCTTATATGAAACTTGTTCAGAGTGGCCTATCTATGTAAATTACTCTACTAATTATGAACAGATGGCAACAGATACTGCAAATGCAATTATGACTGCTGCGGCATACCTACATGAAGATAACATACAAGAACATTTATCAGAACAACAAAAATTTTATAAAAAATTTTATAATTGGAAAAGCAAAGGACAACAATGGAATACTTTTCTTACTGGAGCTTTAAAGGAGCATAATGAAAAAAAATAATGAATTTGTTAATGAAGATACATATCAAACACTTAAAGAATTTAGAATTGATCCTCCATCTCAAAATCTAGCTAAAAAGCCTTTATGGAAAGATAAACCAAAAACAAAACTAAAAAAAGATTATTCCATATTTGTTGCTACTCCAGTTCACAGCGATGTATCTTTACACTACACACAAGCATTATTAGAGTTTCAAAAATATGCAAATGAACAAGGCGTAGAAACACACTTTCAATTAATGAAATCTTCATTAGTTACGCAAGGGAGAAATTTATGTGTATCAAGTTTTTTGGAATCAGATCAAACTCATTTGTTATTTATTGATTCCGATATATGGTTTCATTCTCCGTCAATACTAAGAATGGTAGAAAAAGATAAAGATATTATATCTATACCTTACCCCTTAAAAACAATGATGTGGGAGAAACTATTTCAAAAAATACAAGATGGTGTAAATATAAAAAAACCTTACGATTTAAAAAAATATTTAAATACTTATCCTATGAGAGTTGAAAACCCTAAAAGTATAATTATGGATAATGGTGTAATTGAAGTTACCCATAGCCCTACAGGTTGTATGTTAATTAAAAGAGAAGTTTTTGAAAAGATGATAAAGGCTTATCCTGATAAGAGTATTGTACAAAAAACTGTTATTAATGGTGAGTATGTTAATAGACCCCATATGTGGAATTTTTTTGACACTTTACATGATCCAGTAGA